CCTTGGGAGCTCGAAGACTTTGGTCAATGATGCGGTTGTGAAACTCGAGGGCGTGTACTAACGTATGCGCCGACATTCCGAGCCAGCCGTTTTGACAGCGGTTGTGCTCGCTCTAGCCACTTCTGTGGTGGTTCTGTCACTTCATGTGATAGGATTCCTTTCTTCAATAGAGGAAGCGAAACGTGCGAAGAACACTTCAGCGTACATCTGGTCGGATACCGTCGAGTTACGACGCCAACCTTCCAGTACCCGAGCATCTAACACACGAGTTGTTCCAGAGGATCGAGAAGCTTCCGGATTGTCCGAAAGTACGATACCTGAAGGAACAAGTCAAGAGTAAGTTCGTGTCTAGTGATACGGATTCCGCTTCATTCCGCCGGCAGAGAGCTATCAATAAATGGCTCGCTGTCGAAAGAGATAATGAAGCAACGAATGTCAGGCTTTTAATGCTCAACGGCGATTATAATATTTTGCCACGAGTCACCTGGGATCGTTTCTTGACCGTTTGCCGTGATGTAGTGTGCGACGTTATTGGAGAAGTTCCACCTGAAGACACCTTGATTGGTGCTTTCTCAGGGGGTGCCTCAACGAGTCGGTCGCGTGCTTCCTCGCATCCCGCGGGGAAGTACCTCGGACAAGCAGACATCACACCTGCTGCCCTGGATTGGTTCGAGCTCAGTCTTGAGTCAATTCCAGCGTGGGCGTCCTTCAAGGATGACGTTTCGATTAACGTCGTCCCCGGGAACGTCCTTTTCACTGTGCCCAAGAACACGGAGATCGATCGGGTTGCTGCAAAGGAACCCGATTTGAACATGTTCCTACAGAAGGGTGTTGGGGATTCTTTCCGACGCTCTCTGAAAAGGAGGGGTATTGACCTCAACGATCAATCGAAGAACCGTGAGCTTGCTCGCCTCGGATCCCTTTCTGGGTCTTTGGCGACGCTTGATCTAAGTTCCGCGAGTGATTCGGTGAGTTGCTCCCTTGTGGAGCTTCTCTTACCTCCTCTCTGGTTCTCCTTGCTTAATAGCTTGCGGAGTCCGGTCACCATGATCGATGGTGAGG